CAAAGATATTATCAGGATTTAAAGAATAGTTTTTTATTACCGCTTCTAACGATTTTCTTGTTCTTTTTTCGTGTTGCCCTGAAGATTTCATATATTTTTCTGCGAGTCTTCCAAAATCTCCTCTTTGGCTTGGCGTTAAAAATTGACCTGTTTGTATTTTTTCTGCTGTATTTTTTAACCTTGCGAATAAACCTGCTGTGTCACTTGCTAATGCAAATTCCGATTCTCTTACAACAGAGCCGGGATCAAGCATTTTCATAAAAGAGAAAACTAATGCTAAGTCTCCTGCACCAGAACTATCTGCAACAGAAGATCTTATTTTATCAAGAACTACTTTTGATTCGTGGAAGTTTTTAGTTTTTGCAGAATATTCTTTTCTAAGTTTCTCTTCTTGATTAAAAGTTTTTTCAGGGTCTTTGCCACCTGTAGATTTTAAATACTCTAATTCTACAAGTGCTTTTTTTCCTTCGATTCCTAAGTTTTTGCCTTCGATTATTACTTTGTTTGTTTTTGCTTTACTTAAGCCTGTTTCCGCTGCAAGTTTAGCGATTTCAGCATTTTCTTTTTTTCTTTTTTGTGGTGCTGTTTCCTCTGCTCTTCGTTCTTCCCCCAATGTTTTAAAAGTCTTCGCAAATTCTTTTTCGCCCATAAGTGAAGATAGGACTAAACCTGCATACCCTGTTGCACCTTTAGGGTCTCTCTCTATATAGTCTTTAATGCTTTGTAGTTTACTTGTGTCTTGACCGCTGTTACTTCTGGCTGTGATTTGCTCATTAATGATATTGTTTGCAACTTCTGTGTTGTTAGATAATAAAGCGGAATAAACTTGCCCTGTTGTTTGTAATTCATTTTTCTTTTGGTCTTCGTTTAATACATCCCAACCTTGCTTAAAAGCTTCTCTTTGTCCGGGATGCTTAGCAATCAACATCGCCATTTTTTGAGGTGTCGGGTCTTTAAAGGCTTCTTGCACATCAAAACTATATTGTTTTTTAAGTGCTTCGGCTTTTTGTTGAGTCTCTTCTGCTTCTCTTGGCTTCTTAATAGCTCCGCCTATCTGTAAGCCTTGAAATGCTCTTTGTAGTGGGTCAACACGCTGAATTGAATAATCAAATGGTCCTGGCATAATAACTCCTTAAAAGAAACCGGTAGCGACACCACCGATTCCTAGAATATCTCCAAAAGCCTGTTGTGTCGCTCCGCCTTGGGCAAGCTGACCGCCTGCTATTGCTGCGCCTTGTTGACCTAGTAAACTCCCAATATTTGAAGCCGACTGCATCCCTGCCGCTGCTTGTCCTGATGCACTTGCTTGTCCTAATTGTGAAAGCCCACCATATTGACCAAGCTTTTGATTGATTAAACTTGATAACATTTGAGGGCGAAACTGCGCTAGTGCTGCTTCAGTATTTCCACCTCTTAGCCCACCTGTTGCTGAAGCACTTTGCAATAATGCTTCTTCGCCTGTTTGTGTTAATGCTTGAAACTCTGGTCCTGCTTGTAGCGCTGCAATTGCCTCTGCTTGTGCTTCTGGTCCACTCAATCCCATCAACCCTTGTTGTGCTGATATTGCTCCTGTTCCTGCTGTTACATAAGGAGACATTAACTCAACCATTGCATCGAATTGTCTGCGATTTTCTGCTATTGCTGCATCTGAGCTTGCTGCTTGAGTTGCTGCTGCTGCTGTTCCTGCATCTGCTGCTTGAGAAGCCCCTGTTATGCCACCTACAACATCGCCAATCGCGTCTCCTATAAAACTCATTTTATGCTCCATTCTCTACGAGTTAAACCGTAAATATAAATATCTTTCATTCTATTATCCTTTGAACAAGCATCTCTTCTAATGCCTTCTAGTGTAAACCCTAATTTAACTACATAGTTTTTCGCAGTGTTTAAGCCATCAATAATTGGTGCCGTTAGTCTCTGAGGGTTATAAAATGAGAATATGTAATCAATTACTTCTTTTCCTAACTGTCTTGAATACTTGATGAATTGTTTTTTTAATAGTGAGTGTATTTCAATTTCTGTTTTACTGAAGAGGATTATCATAAATGCTCCGGCAAATCTTCCATTAATTGATGCTGTTATGTATTTTACTAAAGGGTGGTCTATTGACTCGAAAGGTTTGTTATCGTGGGAAACTTTAGAAATGTAAGAATCTTGGTAAATGTCTTGAAGATTTTTATCGCTGATTCCAATGCTAACCAAAATAACTCCCTATTAGTGAGCCGCTGGCAGCAAATTTTCTCAGCTTTTCACAATTATACCATAAATTTTTCATTTAAAACAACTCTCTCCAATTAACGTCCCAAGTTATGTCAACAGTTCCTGTTTGTGTGAACGCGATTATTGCATATTCTTGACCGGGATCTAAAAATAACTGCAACGCGTTTGTATCTAGGTCTGCTGGGGTGCTTTGAGCAGGGGTAACACCGTGTCCTGTGATTGCTGCTACTGATAAAGTTAGTCCAACTCTTCCGCCTGTGAAGCCTGTTGGAGTGTCGTTTACTTGGAGAACACTATTAGCTGAATCAATATCATTATATGCTCCTCCAGTAACAGTCGCTTGACCCACTAACTGAACTGTAACTATAGTATCTGCTGTTGCATCAAAAGGGATAAAACTAAATTTTATTAATTCTGCTCGTATCTTATTTGCAAATCCTTGGAAAGTAGTAACACTTTTGAAACCCGCCAATACTACTGGAGTTGTTGTAACTGCTCCACCTGTTGTTATGTTTATTGAGCCTGGAGTATAAGGAAACGAAAAACCTCTATTTCCGCAAGTTTGACAAAGACCCATTACTCCACCTTGCCAACTACCAGAACGAATTTGAACATCTGTTGTATTCCCTGTGTTTTCCACACTCATTTTTATTGGTAAATAAGGAAGTTGGATATGTGTTTCAGTGTTTGTATTAGGATAATAGATTGTATGAATAGTATCAAAGTTATTAGTCCCGGGCTTCATCATCTCAAAAGTTATTGTTGCTGCTCCTAGATAACCAAATGTTATTCTAAATACATTGAGTTTTGTAAAATCAACAGTGCTTATATCAATATTACCGTTAAAGTCATTTTCAAAAATGTGAGTATGAACACTATCTCTCATTCGCATCATCGCAAACTCACCATCTATAAAACCTATTCCAAAACCATTCACACCGTCTGCTATCCCTATCCATTGATGAGTGTTATCTGCTGTTGGGTCAGTAAATAGTGCAGTGAAGTGAGAAATTACAGTATGTCCGGGTCTGTAGCGTATGGAATTATAGCTTTCTACTGCTGCTGCTCCTGCTGCATCTGTACCGCTTGATACTGTTAATAAATTGTCTTCTTGTATCGTAACTGTTCCTGTTGCCGTCACCTCATCAGCTTTTAAATCATATGTGCTTTTCCCGTAAGAGAATTGTGCTAAAATATCGTTTTTTATATCTGTTGCCCATTGTTCTCCAAATACTCCGATAACATTCGATCTTCCTGCTTTGTCAATTACAACTGTGCTGCCTTTTCGTAACTTACTCATTTTAATTCTCCAAATACCAATTTGTGCCATTGGTTATAAAATTTAATACTTCTCCGTCAAGTAGCAAATCTTGACTAGTTTCTCCAACAACTAACTCACTGTCGAAAGGTAAAATATTGACAACATTTGCTGATGTGTCTATCTTTGTTATTCCTATTCTGTAAGACCTGCTGTTATCTAAACATAAAGAAGGGTCTGGCAAAGTTATGTCTCTGTCTCCACCAGTAGCATCAACTAAAACAGATTGAGACTCAGGGTCTAAGGCTGAATTTATATTAACACTTATTATTAAAGTTGTCGATATTGTTTGATCTAAAATAAGAATTGCATTATTAACAGAGTCTGAACCATCAATAAAGTTTGTATCACTTGGAATAATATAAGTTCCATCTTCATTAAGTTCAATCGCAATTATCATATTACTTACGATAAGACTAAGGTCTTCATCTTGAGCAAACAAGCGTTCAAACTCCTTAATCGACCTTTGGTCTGGAAGAAACTTTGCTAAGTCTGCTCTTGTTAATAATAACTTATCAAATTTAGGCATTTAATGGCTCAATTCTTGCTTCTAGTCTTGCTATTGATATGTGAGTATCACTATCACCACTAAATCGCTGAAGCCTCATATTTGCCATACTTCCTTGAAATAACCAAACTAATCTTTTTAGTGTCTCGTTTTCATTACCTGCTTTTATTGAAGCTTGTGAAGTGAATGTTAAACCATCTAAACTATAACTTGTTGAAATTGTTGGAGTTATTCCATTTGCAACTCGACCAGTTAAAGCGACTAATTCCATTTGATGAATTATTGCACCTCTGCTCTCATTATATAGAATTGTTGTTGTGAATTCCCACGATACTTTATCACCGTAATGAGTAGAAATTGAATCATCTAAATAACCGTATTTGAAACTATTAGTGTCTCCAACGTGCCATTTGTCATATACGAATACTAAATTTTTACCACGATAGATAGAATCTCCATCTGACCCGCTTGATAAAATGCTCCATACCGGTGTTCCTAAAACTTGACTGGCATTGCCATAATAAACAAGCGTTTTAGTTGGTAAGTGAATCAATAATTGTTCGTGTCCTTTATCAACTTTAGCTTCGACAATAACTTGATTTAATTCCGCTTCTGTGAACTCTAACAAGACTTGGTCAACTTCTCTTGTAGATATTTTAACTGTTGTTGCGTTATTTCCTAACCATATAGCCGGAGCTTCATTAGGCCCACCACCAAGAAAAGCGATTGATTGTAAAAATACAGCACTTGCGTGAGTTCCTATACAACCTCTATCTATAATTGCACTTGCTATTCTCTGGAAAGGGAATCCACTTGTTCCAATATTAGCAAATACTTCAATTGAATATCTATTTAGTGCATATATTTCGTTTCTTAGTTTCAATAAACCATTAACGGGATCTGGTGAAGCTTCCGCGCTTCCATATTTTAAAGGATTAACTTGAGTCGGATCACTCAACTCTGTAACAACTAGAAATTCTCCATCTGTTGTCATAAAATAGCCATCAACCCAAACAACATCAAGAACTTCTCCTAAGTCTGGGTCTGTTACTTGCACAAATGTTGAGTTATCCCAATAAAATAAATCCTCATTGCTTGCTATCGCTAATCTATCAAAAGAATAATCCATTGTGACGTTTTTACCATCATCTCCAACTTCACCGATAACGATATAAGTACCGTTTGTGGCTATCTTTATTAGTTTACTGCCCATTACTCTATAATAAGCACCATCCCAATTAATACCGCCTCTGTCTGTTCCCTCGGTAGTTACTCCAAACTCTACAATTCCATCTGCCGGTCTTAAATAACCTTTTGATATGCCTTGTTCTTTTGGTACGGGTATAAAGTTTAGTGGGTATGCTGTGCGAAAGTCTGGTGCATCGTCGGTATAAATACCATTTAGGACATTAATTTGCATTGTTAGCCTTTTATTTCTTTACACTTACTAAAAATCGTATCTGTTAAGTAAGGGAGTATCTCACAGTCTGTGTCAAGTGTCTGTCCTATTAGGTAAAAAGTAAACAATGAGGCGTGAACACACTCGTGTACTATGTCAGCATCTCTATCCCTAAAGCTTCCTATTAATATAAGCGATTGCCCGTCACTTTCAACGACACTGCATCGACCACCGTCTGTGCTTATATCTCTTTCTGCTCCAAAATGTTTTAATGCTTTACTATAATCTTCTCTGTTGGTAAAATAGTAATAGTGCATATTAACGACCTCGACCCAGAAGTAACTTTTTTTTAATAGTTTTTTAACTTTCATTATTCAAAGTCCAGTGTTCCATCTTGACCAACATCGAGCTTATCTTCTGCTGGTGGAAGGAAAGTTCTGCCCGTGTTTCTCCAGCTTTTGTTTCCTTGACCTGCTGGAAGTCTATTAAACTGCATATTGTTTGGCTCTGTGTGAAGCCCGAGTAATACATTATATGCTTGCTTTGCAGTAACTTTTGTTTCTCTTGAGACTGTTTTTCCTATTGCCGGAGCAAGTCTTACTGCTAAATTAGCGTAAATTGCTTCATTTGCTGAGTCTGGAACGTCTGTTGCTGTGTCTAATGAACTATCGTCTGGATTATCAGGTAGAGGATAGCTAACTCTTATTCCTTTGAAGTTCCAAGTAGCCATCATTGCATCAAGTTTTCTCAATGCTATTTTAAGCTGGTCGTCCGACAACGTGAAGTCGTAGTTAGCGTAACCTAGTTCTCCAAATGCTTCTTCACAAAATTGTTTTTTAGTCCAGCTCATAATTTATCCTTCGTTTTCTTTTATCTTGTCATTGATTTTACCAAGAAGAGTAGAATCTTTTATATTTGATGGAAACTTAATCCCAAGTTCTTTTGCTTTGTCTTCCATCTCTTTTCTTGTCGGAGCTTTTGTTTCAATGTTAACATTATCTTCTCCATTTATAGCTTCATCGGCTTCAATAGGTGTTTTATAATATCCGCCTTCTAAATGACTTTCGACATCATCTTCATCTACAACGATATAATCAACCATAACACCGTGAAGTTTCGTTATACCATTACCTGTATATAGCATTACACTCATATTATTTCCTTTTCCCGTATGATTTTTTAGTCTTAGTCTTAGTTTTTCTACAAGCCATTTTAAATCCTTGTTTCTGCTATCAAATCAACACCTCTAAAGATGCTCATATGATAAGGGGACGAATCCCCTCATTGATATTACTATTATGCAATATCGCCTGTATTTGTCCATAACATTGTAACTGTACCTGTAAAAGTACCTGTTCCTGATGTGTGTGACGCATCATCATCTATTACAAAGTTAAGGAAAACATCGCTCGCTGTTGCTGTTCCGTCAACAACTGTTGCGGCTGCTGATACTGCCGCAACTGCTGATACATCTGCAATCGCTGTGGCAATTGGTACTGAAGCCATAATATCTGCTTCTGTCCCCGTTAGTGTTGCTCCAGTTGTTGCTGTGATACTACCAAGTGCAGTGTCGCCATCATATGTTGCAATGATTGTTCCTGTTACACCTAGAGTTAAGTCACCATCTACTACACAACCTAAAAAGCTAATCGCTCCTTCTGGAAGATCATATAATTTTGCTGTACCACCATATTGTGCGACACCTGCATCATCAGTAATTGTTACTGGAGTTGCTGTTAGAGTTAAGACAGTCTTATGAACAAACCCTTCATTGTACTCTACTGCTGATACTGTATCGCCATTTGATACACCGACATTTGTAAGTGTTCCATTTACATAAGTTACATAGTCTGAGCCTGCGTCAATTCTTACTTCTGTTGCTTCAGAAAAAGCATCTGAAACATACTGCACATTTGCTGTTAAAGTTGCAAGCAATTCCCATACATCAGGTTGTGTAGCAGAACTGGTATTTTGATAAACTTTTGCTCTTTCTCCAGGAGAAAGTGCTGATATTTTATTACCTGCTACTACATCAATTGTTTTCGTTCCATTTGGAAATATTTTATTTGCCATTATTTTTCCTTTATTTGATGAGGGGGTTTCCCCCTCCTATATTAAACAGTTTGTGAAAATATCATAATCCCTGACATTTCAGGTGCTTTATTAACTACACCATATAATACATCCCAACGATATTTTGTTTTCTGAGTATTGATATCAAACTGTTTCTGCATTACAACTTCGATACCATTCTCTAAAGTAGCTCTAATAACTTTAGCGCCTGCCTCTGGATCAATTGACAATCTTCCTGGTAAA